GGATGAAGTTTCAGGTGGTTGTGCATGGCGTGGAAAACGCCGATTACGAGGGCGTTATCTCCATTAAAAACAGCGTCACCGACGCCGGCGCATCGCCGGCAAGCCTGGTGTACTGGCTGGGCGGGGCCGAGGCCAGTTGCGCCATCAACGCCAGCCTGACCAATGCCACCTATGCCGGCGAGTATACGGTGGACGTGAACCTGAAGCAGTCGGATCTGGCCAAATACCTGCAATTGGGGCATGTGATGTTCCATGGTGTTGGCAAGCGTATTAACGGCGAGTATGTGGAAACTGTCCGGGTGTTGGAGGACGTCAACAGTTTCACCAGTTTTACGCCGGAGAAGAATAAAGACTTTAGCAATAACCAGGTCATGCGTATCCTTGACCAGATCGCCATCGACATTGCCACCCTGTTCAACGACAGCTTCCTCGGCAAAGTTGGCAATGACGAAATTGGCTGGGCATCGCTCAAATCCAATATTATTTACCATCATAAAGAATTGGAGCGGATCCGGGCAATCCAGAACTTTAACGGCGATGATGTCGTTATAGAAAAAGGCCTGGAGAAAGGCGCGGTGCTAGTCACCGATCCGGTGGAGCCAGTTGGCGTCATGGACCGGCTGTACATGCAGGTTATTGTAGCGTAAGGAAAGGAGGGGGTATTTTGAAATTCCAAAAACCAGAATTTAATGTATTCGACTTACAGCGTTTTGCGACAACGATGCACGCAAAAGACGTGCTGCTGGCAAAACTAGCGAGCTGCTATATTACGGTAAGCGGTGAACGCCGTTTGATACTACAGGCAAAAAACCTGACGGCAACGGTAGAAAAGGAAAAAGTTGAAGTGCCGATCCTTGGTCGGATGATGAAAGGGCATAAGACCGTCAGTATGACCGGCACAGGCAGTCTGACGGTCTATCAGAATACTTCGTTGTTTACCAATATGGTAAAGAAGTCGAAGGATACCGGTCAGGATCAGTATTTTGACATGATGGTCGTAAATGAAGATCCCACGTCTGATGCCGGAGCTCAGATTGTGATGCTGAAAGACTGCAACATTGATGGCTGCGATATTGCGGCATTTGATGCTGACGGCGAGCTATTGGAACAGGATATTGATTTTACGTTCGAAGATTTTGAGATTATCAAAAGTTTTAGAGAACTTGAAGGAGTTGAACAATAATGGACATGAAGTCATTTTTCAAAGAAAGCGCAATTCCGGTTGAAAATGTGAAGTATGTAGCCTCCGAGCGGTTCCGTGATGAAAAAGGGAATCAGGCAGAGTGGGAACTCAGACCGTTGACCAGCGAGGAATTTGAAACCATTTTAGACGGTGCAAAAAAGAAGATTCCTAGTCCGGACAATCCGCGTAATATGCTGATCGTTACCGACCAGAGCAAAGTCCGTGATGAGATGTTAAAAGCGGCAATTGTGGAACCGAACCTAAAGCGGGAGGATTTACAGAACTCCTGGGGGACTGTTGGTGAAATCGCCACGCTCCGGGCTATGCTGCTGCCGGGCGAAGTCAATGACCTGGCCAATGTCATTCAACAGATCTCCGGCTTTGAAGTCGGCATGGAAGAAAAGATCAAGACTATAAAAAACTAATTGCAGGCGGGGACGTTTGGGCGAATGTCCTCTATTTCTGCCTGCATAAGCTCCATATTACGCCCAGCGCATTTTTTGCCCTGCCAGCTGAAGATCGCGCCTTTATTATGGCTGCCATAGCCTACAAAACAGAGAAAGAGGCACAGGCGGCCAAAGACGCCGAGAAGAAAGCCGGTCAAGGAAAAACCGGCCGACGACGCAGGAGGTGATAGCGTGGCGACATTGGAAACCGTAATTGCTCTGCGGGATAATTTCACTAGTAAAATTTTAGGGATGGCCGGTAGTACCGGTCGACTAACCAGCAGCATGGATAACTTGCAGGCCAAATTGTCCCGTACAGATGCCGCCTTGGCCTCAACAGCGGGCAGTCTGGGCCGTATGGGCAGGGGCTTCAGTGGTATTGCCAGCGGCGCGGGGATAGCAGGGAACGCGCTGGGAGCTCTTGCGACCAAAGCAGTGGCAGCGGGAACTGCCTTGGCGGCTGCTTATGTGCAGAATATGGCTAGGCAACTATCCGACGAATATTCCCAGACTAGGGCACGGATTGACCTGATGAACGACGGCCTACAAACCACGGCCCAGCTGCAGAATATGATCTTCCAGTCGGCCATGAACGCCCGCGGTAATTACCAGACCACGGCGGACGCCGCCGCTAAAATGGGCGTGCTGGCTGGTGAAGCCTTTAGCGGCAATCGCGAGCTTGTTGCCTTTATGGAGCAGATCAATAAACAGTTTGCCATATCCGGTACGTCGGCCGTCGGGATCCAGGCCGCCATGCTGCAACTGACGCAAGCCATGGGCGCCGGTGCGCTGCGCGGCGAGGAATTAAACTCGGTACTGGAACAGGCGCCGACGATTGTAAAGACCATCGCCAAGTATATGAAGGTGTCTACCGGCGAACTGCGGGAGCTGGCGTCCGAGGGCAAGGTGACAGCAAGCATTGTTAAAGCCGCGATGCTGGCCGCGGCTGATGAAACCAATGCCACATTTGAGAAAATGCCGGTAACCTTTAGCCAAGCTTTTACCATGGCCGGCAACGTGGCCTACAAAGCGTTTACGCCGGTTTGGGAGGCGCTGGGGCGGATCGCCAACAATAAGAACCTGGACAGCATGCTGAACCGAATATACCCGGTGCTGCTGGTTATCGGTACGGCAATCGCCGGCACGGTTGACGGTGTCAACTGGTTGGCCGGGACGGTTGTCAACGTGCTGGGGTATGCGTTTGGCTGGACATCGGCAATCGCCATAATCGGTTTTAATGGCATTACGGCGGCTATACCGTTCGTGCTGGCTGTAGTTTTAGGGCTTGCGGCAGGATGGGCGGTTCTGAATGCTGGAATGCTCTACAATGCAGCTATGCATACCCTGGTGATGGCTTATATCTGGGGCGAGATTGCCGTAATGGCAGCCGCTAATGCAATTATGGCTGCCTATCGTTGGGCTATTTTGGCGGTGGCAGCAGCAAAAATGTCATGGACAATCGCCACCGGTGGCGCTACGATTGCGCAGACCCTGCTGGCGGCAGCGACATGGGCATTAGGCGCGCCGCTGCTGTTCGTCGCAGCCGTGATCGTGGGGGTTGTGGTGGCCGCTCTGGCTCTCTGGGGGCTGTCCACTGTCAACCTGCGTGATGTTTTTGCAGATGCGATGGACTTCATGATTGATGCCTGCGAAGGCGGCGTAAATACCATGGCACGGATGATTAACGGACTGGTGGACATTATCAACAAGGCGGCCGGCGGCCTTAACTCACTGTTTGGCACTAATATCGGCACGCTGGACCATGTTGGTACAGTTGATTTCCAGGGGGCCAAGAAATGGTCTGGCTATATGCGTGAAGGCACATTCATGGAGAATCTGACTGGCAGCCTGTTTGGCATACCGGAAATGTCGAAAGATGATTTTAAGTTTGACCCAGCTAACGCCGAAACCGCTAAAAACACCAAGGGCATAAAAGACGCGCTTGGTATTTTGGACGAAGATATCAAGTATATGCGGGATATTGCCGACCGGGAATATATCAGCCAGACCAAATACAGTACGGTTAAAATCGATATGTCTGGCATGTCAACCACCGTGCACAATAAAGGAGATCTTGACGGATATATTGACGGCCTGGGCCAATACATGCAGGAACGAATGGCTAACGCGGTAGAGGGGGCGCATGAGGAGTAATGTATTATTTTTTTATCAACGACAATATGCTACCAGTTCCCCCTCCCAGGATGGAGGTCAAGGTCAATAATAAGAACAAGACTGTCAGCCTGATCAACGAAGGGGAGATCAATATTATCAAGACGCCGGGACTGACGGAGATCAGTTTCGAGGCGATGCTGCCCAATAAATTTTACCCCTATGCCATCTATGGCAATGGCGTGTCTAACTTTATTGCTCGGCTGTCAGGAG